TTCGTTGATTATCAACGACTTACGTAACATTTTGACTACCATTATCAACGACTTACGACTTTCTATCAACGACTTACGACACAATACGAGTTTCAATATTATGTATTTATAGATGGAGTTTCACAAGTTTTGAATATGTCTATCTATAGGCTTGACCTTGGGTTAAGTAGTTGATATGAACTTACTTATATTAAACCAAAACTATATAAAAACATTATGAATACACCAATAACACTACCAGTAGCTACCCTCATCGACAGGGTAAAGAAAATGAAAGCTGACTACTACGAACATAACACCTATGTCAGCCTAGACCTAGACCACATCATCAGCAGTCTAGAGAAGATCAAGGCGGAGATAGACAGGGATCAAACTGATTCAGTCATCATCGGGTATAAGCACGAGTTCAACGACACCTTCGAGGAAATCACAGGACGCCCTATGACTGACTCCGAGTGGTTCTATGAGGTGAAGGACAAGGTCGAGCAAGACGAGGGCTTCCTGAATGAAACAGGCTCCTTCATAGGGGACTTAGTAACTGACCTTGCATACAAGGTACAAGACGAGGAGGAATAATTATGAGAGTATATCTAATAGACGATAGACAACTAGACTATCAAGAACCAACGATGCCCGCTTCAGCTGAGTATCTCAGCGATGAGGAGTTCATCGAGATAGCCGAAAGCGAGGGTACTGTGTACTCTTTGGAGGGTTTCCAAAAACAATGGAACACCAATCAATTAATTAACGATCTAGAAATACGAAACCACTGGATTAGAATATTATGATTACATTTGACCACCTGATACTAGCGATGGCTATTGTTGAGAGTTCCTTGAATCCCCTAGCAATAGGGGATGGCGGGAACGCCGTCGGCTACCTACAGATCACGCCTGCCGTGGTCGAGGATGTGAACTCATTCTATGCTGACGCGGACTACTCACTTGATGACCGATACGATGTTGTGAAGTCAGTAGAGATGTGCAAACTATACCTGACTCATTGGGGCAAGGTATACACCAAGAAGACAGGCGAGCAACCAAGTGCTGAGACATTCGCGAAGATGTGGAACGGTGGCTGTTACGCTTGGAAGAAAACCGATCCCAAGGTTGTGAATAACCTTGAAATATATTGGGACAAAGTTAATAAACAGTTACAACAAATTAAACCAAATCAAAAATAATATGGAAACAATGACACCAACATACAAAGAAGTAATGAAAGCAGTAGCCGACTTGCCATTCCCTTGTTATCAAGGAAAGGATAAGGACGGGGTAATTGAAATACATATACCAATAAACGAGGAGGATCACCCAAATGGATAATGTAGCACAGGTAGATGACAACAACGAATGGTTCGCAATGCTCGATCAGATAGAGAGAGACGGCGCGGACTACCATCTGGAGAAGATGGCAGAACTCCACGCCCTTGAGGTAGAAACCGAAGGACGTGTTCGATTCATCCGAATTACTGACGATAACCCACACGGAGATTAATTTATGATACTACACATACATAACGAAAAGGAGAGAGAGATCCTAATTAATGCTCTCGTCGCTCAAGAGAATACGAGCAAGATGCTGATCATAGATCAGGTCGCATACTGTGCGGAGAACAGTCACCGCTTCAATAACCTAGACAACGAGAACATACTGTACCTTTGGGAGCTGTCGGTCTCACTGGACAGGGTACTCTCACTGAAGGAGCGATGCAGGAACGCCCAGAATCCATCAGGTGAGCCACCACCTAGCGATCAGGAGCTATAATTTTATATAGTTGACACCACCACAATGAGCCATTTCTATTCAGGGATGGCTCATTTTTATGACTGCATCACTGACCCCAAGTTCCTAAAGGACATCACCACGCCTGCTCAAGCTCGCAAGAATAACTACAAGACCTACCCATCGGTCACAACTATACTATCACTCGTAAAGGATGACTTTCTTGACGGGATATACCGACCGAGAAAGCTCGTAGAACTAGCGAGGATGTACCCACAATTGCATTGGAGGGATGTCGAGACCCTAGTGTACGGAACGAGAGAACACCCTGTCACAGGCGATTCTATTGGCTCATCAGAATTTGGGACAGCAGTTCATAAGTGCATTGAAGATCGGGTGAATGCAAACTTAGGCGGCGCAACTTGCGAAGCTAACCCGTACGATCCTTGGGCGGATCCATTCCTTGAGTGGATTGACGAGAGCGAGACACGGCCTCTCTGTTGTGAACATATTATTGGATCACACACAATCAAGACCGCAGGATCAATTGACTTTATGGGATACGATGATGAGGACAAACTTTTCTTAGCTGACTACAAGTGCCGATCAAATACCAAGGGCAAGGCCAAGACGTACCCGAAGGACTGCGAGCAGTTAGCTATTGAATCCTATATGGTGATGAAAGAATATAACCTTGACTACTTACCTGAGGCCATCACTATCTGCATTGATTGCGATACTAAGAAACATTATCACAAGACGTGGACCCCAAAGGAAATGGATCAGGGTATCAAGAATTTTAAATACGCTTGTAAATTATATTGGAGTAAACGAATGAAGAAATAGAAAATGATTAAACAAGACACATCAACTTACTCGAAAGAGGATCAGTCCAAGTTTGTGGACGCTTGGGAATCCAACATCGAGAAGATAGAAAGAAACAGAAAGATAATGCGCGAGGGTAAACAGTCAGTTGCCCTTTACAGAATGCTAGGGATCATCCGAGATCCAGGTGACGGTGAAATAAAAAAGTGGGACAAGATACCTTGATATGAGAACAATAAAACTATTAACCAAAAAAGCTAGTGGCTTACATCCCCGTAAACAAACTCGCCGAGTGGCGAAAGGCAAACGAACCAAGTGAGTGTCCCGTTATGAATCGGGAGAGCAACGATTGGGTTGTTGATCACGACCACCTGAGCGGGGAGATCCGCGGGGTGATTAGCCGTGAGGCCAATACCCTGATCGGGAAGATCGAGAACATTCATTCAACGATCTGTCGTGGTGATCCGCGGAACTTACCTGATGTCCTTGAGAACATAGCTACTTACCTGAGGCAGCCGAACTCTAACTTGCTACACCCGGTTGGACTCAATCAACTGTCTAGCCGATTCAAAAATAATTTAAACAAAGCTGATCAATGCTTTTTACTCGAAGCACTCAGCGGAAATAAAGATGAAATTAATGCTTGCAACAATGTCGCGAAGAGACTAAAACTCTTCAAGACTTTACTAAAAACATTCTATGAAAAAGATACAACTACAACAGATCCAGGCGGAACTCAAAGCTCCCAAGGGTCAGACAAACAAATTCGGCGGTTACTCTTACAGATCCGCCGAGGATATACTAGAGGCCGTTAAGCCCCTATTGAATAAGTACGGTGCGACACTTACTATCAGCGACGAAGTCGAGGAGATAGGTGGTCGTGTATATGTAAAGGCCATCGCAAGTCTTTGGGATTCAGAGACAGGTGAAGCTATCGCCGGCACACAGGCATACGCTCGTGAGGCTGAGAACAAGAAGGGTATGGATGACGCACAGATCACCGGGTCCGCAAGTTCATACGCCCGTAAGTACGCACTCAATGGATTGTTTGCTATTGATGATACCAAAGATCCTGATGCTACCAACAAACACGGCAAGGACACAGCCCCTGCCACAACTGAGGATATATTTTAACCACCTATAATTATGAGTGAACTAAACCAATACGATAACAACAACCGCTTTGTTCTATTTAAGAATGAGCGTAAAGAAAAGGACAGTCACCCTGACTTCACAGGCACAGGTATGGCTGACAACAAGGAGTACTACATCAAGGGTTGGAAGAAACAATCCAAGAAGGGTACACCTTATATCTCAATAGCAATTGATCTAAAGACAGCAACTGAACCGAAGAAACCTTCGCCGGTTGACGTCAATGCATCCGACCCATTCTAATGAGTAAGGAGCTATTAATGTGCAATGGTTACGACAAGGAGTGGTGGGAAAGTTTCCGCCGCGAAGAGGTCGAGACCATTCTTGAACTCACCGGTAATAAGAACTCTGATTATACCGGGGGAGAGCAGTGCGACAATCCTTTCGCAAACTTTGATGGCTCAGTGGATTTTGGGGTCGACCCTTTGGTCGGCCTCAGTATCCGGATGGCTGATAAGTTTCAACGATTGAAAGCATTTTGCCGGGATGGTAAACTATCCGTGTGTGAACACGGCGATACCACTCGTGATATTTTTCGAGACCTGATTGGTTACTCCTTGATAGCCATAGGGATGCTCGAAAGGGACAAATAATAAGGATATGGTATGGTATGATTCTCTTTCTCTCAATATCTCTTCACGCTATATTCAGGGGTGAGAGAGGGAGAGGATCTATCAACCCTAAACCAGAGAAAACAAATATGTTAAATACCATTCAAGAAGCTACAGAAGTATCCCTAAACGCCTACAATAATATAGAAGTAAAAGAAATCGGGAAAGAAAATAGAGATCAGTTTAGATTTCTAGGACAATGTTTGACGGTATTGACTGAGCAACTCCAAGTAGAGAATGATAGACTCAGCCGAACCGAACAACCTTGAAGCCGAAGAGAAGCTATTAGCTTGTTGCTGTACGGAGGAGAACTCCGAAACGATTGACAGCCTCAGTCATATCTACGAGGATGACTTCTATCTGTACAAGCACAAGCTGATCTTCCGGGCCATAAAGAATTTAGCCAAGAACCAGGAGCCAATTGAAGCTCTTGCGATAGACGAGTACCTCAGGTCAATCAACTGCCAGGATGAAGTCAACGGACTGTCCGGGGTTATGGAAATCCTAGACAAGGCAATGACCAATACGCAGGTAAAGTATTATGCCAACATCGTAAAGGAGAAGTCACGATTACGAAAACTAAGAAGAACATTTATCAATGCTGTGGACGATGTATCAAGCGAGACTGTAAAT